ACATACACATTTACTCCTGATAGATGGGGATATGCATTTAGGAATTATAGTAGAAGTACAGAAGACAAAACTTCTGCACATTCAGATACATTCGCAACAGGAACATATAGATTCAATCATGGTAGTTTTACAGGGCCAAGCAGATACCTATACTACAAGTCTTCTAACCTAAAGAACAACATAGTAGACCCTGTATTAGAAGCATCAGTTAATTTCCCTCGAAACAAAATGAGCCAGATAGCAAGAGCGAAAGTATTCGATATGTCAGGAATACAACATCTAAAACTCAAAGAAGACCATTCCTTTACAGTAAGAAACACATTACATTCGTCTGCTCTTAATACATACAAACTACCCTTTACTGTAACTAGCATAACAGGAAATAAAATTAGACTGAACGCAATCACAGAACTTTTTGATGCAAGAAATGATAATTTCCTAAAGGTAAATGATTTGATACGAGTAGCAAAAAATTACTACGTTATTTCAGCCTTTACTGCCCCTGCGGTTGTAGGTGGAGTTAGAGTACAGGATATAACTGTAAATAAGATAAAGACTGATAGTGAAGCGACATGGAATAACATATCATCAATGCCTTCATTCTCTAATGAAATAGCATATATTAGAGCATGGAATGGCTCTCTCAAAGGGACATTTCCAATAGATACAGAAGCAGTATATGGTAGCAATACCTTCCAAAGACTCACTATCAATGGAAACACAATCAGCAAAACAAATGCTTCTTTGAATGATAACAAACTAGTATTGCTCAGTCCAGAATTTGTTAACCATCAAATAGACATTGACTATGGTGATTCAGTACATAAACAAATTAAATTGTCATCCGATTTTACAAGTAAGAAATATTATCAGACAACTCCAATATCCATGTTGTATTATCTATCAGGTAACTATGCCATTGATGAAGAAGTATTCAATGGTAGTGTTGAAGATATCAATTCACAGAACAAGAATGGTATGGTCACTTATGAGATAACAGGTAGGGACAAACTATCCAAACTGCTTGGTAACACCACTAATAAAAACTTGAACCATACCAATGATATTATTCATTCGACTCTTTCACCTATGTTAGATAATACTGTCAATGTAACAATTGATGGTAACTTAACTGCAACAGGCACAGGAACAGAGATTAGAATAAC